AGTACTTGTTGCAAATATTAATTGTGTTGTGCTTGTTAAAACCGCAGGATTTATAGACGCATAAGCTACAACAGGCGCTTCAACATAAGCAACCCCACCAGAACCCCTATTTGTAGAATTTACAGTAAAAGGTACACCTGTAATAACACTTGAACTTCCTGTACCAAGAATATTAACACCTATTAAAAAATTAATAGTTACTTGTCTACCTATTTTTGTATATGTTCCACTTTGTAAAGTATAAGTAGTAGTCCCACCTAAAGATGGTGTCCAAGTTCCTTCTTCGTAGTCATCTAAATTATTAGCTGAAGCACTTGCTACTTGTGTAGAAGGAAATTCAATACCACTTGCTGGAGCAGTTGCACTATTTAAAGATATACCTTGTTGTAATTGAACACCACCTGCTGATGTGATACGCATTTTAGTAGTTCCACTTCCGTCAGTCATAAAGTCAATACTTTTTTCAGAAAATATTGCTAAATTGCTTGTAGTGTCTCCAAGAACTGCACCAGTTGCCCCCATAATACCGATTTGACTACCATTTTGATATGCAGCAAAAAAACCACCACCTGTAGTCCCTGTATTATCAACTCTTATACCTGCGTATGCACTTAAACTTTTTATGTGTAAATTAGTAGCAGGACTTGTAGTTCCTATACCTACATTACCATTTGTAGCAATACGCATTCTTTCGGTTGCAGAATTAGTATAAAACCCGATTGTTTCTCCCGAAATACCTAAAGGAATATCTCCACCAATATCCGAAAGAGCAAGAATATCCATACTATTTGTAAGATAAACATTTGTTCCAATTCCTAATCTTTTTGCAGTTGTGCCTCCTATTACCTCAAATTTAAGATAGTTTGGAGAACCACCAATTCCAATACCTGTTGCATTTTCTTGAATAATAGAGTTTCCTAAAGCACTTGTTCCTGTAAACTTTGGTAAATAGTTAGTAGTACCTGTGCCTGTGATTGGATTTGTTAAAGCGTTTTGCTTGTTATTAAATGTTGTCCAATCAGCACTACTTAAAGCACCTCTATTAGTTGCCGAAGCCGTTGGTAAGTTAAAAGTATGCGTTGAAGTAGCAGAAGAAATACCGAAATCAGTTCCACTTGTTCCTACTGCAAATGTTTGCGTTAAAGCAGTTAATCCGTTTAAAGAAGTTATTCCTGTGTCGGTATCAGCGTAGTTAGGTACATTTAAAACACCTGTTGTAGAGTTGTAAGTAGCTGCCCCCGAAGTACCTGTTGTAGTTAAAGAAATAGCACCTCTTGCTCTTGCATCAGTAAAGTAAAGGTTTGTTCCTTCTGTTACTTGTGTTGTTGTGTAATCTCCAGAAGTAGCTACAACCGCACCTGTTCTACCGAATACTGAAGTAACTGCATCTGTATTGTCATCAGTCCAAGAAGCGGTAACACTACCACCATCTTGTTGGTTTAAAGTTAAAGTTTTAGTTGTTGTTCCTGTAACCGCAGCACTTACAATAGAATCATTATAAGCCGTATCCCAAGTTGTTTGTTTAGCCGTTGTTGGTATTCCGTAACCTGAAGTAGTTGATAAAACACCTGTTGTAGAATTATAATCTAATCCTGTAACGCTTTCACTAAAAGCACTTCTTGAACGAGCATCTGTATAATAAAGATTTGAACCCTCTGAAATATTACTTGTGCTTCCTGCTACTTTAGTCCATAAACCTGTTGAGGTTACATATTGTAAAATATCTCCATTAGAAGGATTTTGAGCAGCCACATTATGCAACTCATCCATTTCGTAGCCGTTTTGAATGTTTACCTCAATCTGTCCTAAAGTTGGATGTGAACGAGTAACGATACCCACATAAACTAAATGATTAGGAGCGTATTGTTTAGTAGAAGTGAAAGCACCCGCAGTTGTAGAAGATAAATATAATTGGTCTCCTTCGTTAAATGCCGAAGTATCAACACCTGTCAAATCCCCTATAACTACTACAAAGCCTTCAGCGTTATTTAAAATATCATTTTGAACAAATCCAAAGGTTTGCGCAGAAGTAGAATCGCCTGTTGCAATAGCTTTAGTTACCGTTGGTTTGTTGCCTGTTGCACCACTAATATAAACAATCGTTCCTTTAGTTAAAGTTGCACCTGTGTTGTTTCTTATTTCTCTTATTAAAGTTCCGTTAACCCAAGTAGCAGTAATAGTTCCAGTATCTTGTTGAGTTAAGGTTAAAGTATTTGTGCCACTACCTGTAACGGCAGCAGAATTAATCTTATCGTTAAAAGCCGTATTCCAATTAGTTGAATTATCAGTTAAATAAGAAATAGTTCCTGCCGTAGATTTAACGATTCCTGTACCACTTAAAGTAGCTTGGAAATCAGCCGAAGATAAACCATCTAATAAATCAGCGTTTAAGTTAGTTACTTTCGTAGTCGAAAGAACACTAAAAGGAGCAGTCCCAGTAGCAACCGAAGAAGCTAATTGAGAAGTAAAGGTCTTAATACCTGCAACAGTTTGTGCGCCTGTTAATAAAACTGAATTACCTTCGGTGTAACTTCTTAGAATTGCAGCAGTAACTTTTTTAGTAACCGCATTATCCACTATCGGTAATACATCTGCATCTTCTACCGTTAATAATGGATTTAATTCTGATATTTTAATATTAGCCATATTATTTCTTCTTTATTTTGCCCTTAAACTCTTTTGTAACGCCTTTATCTACGATTGCAGTAAAGTACCCAACCTTTATAAATTCTTTTATCTTATCGCTTAAAACAAGCTCGTAGTAGTTATTTCTATAATACTTTCTACCGTTGTAAGATATGTCAACTGTGCATTTATACATTATACAAAGTTACTAATATTTTTAGCATTAAAAAAGGGTAGATACAATTAAGCACCTACCCTCTTTATTATTTGTAAAGAACTAATTAAACATTTGCAAAATCTGCATAAATTGCCGCAGTAGGTAACATAAGGTTCACTGCCTCATAGCACTCTATACGCGCCGTAACGAGATTTTGTGTAAAATTTGTGCCATTCTCATAAGAGAAAGTAACATTCATACCTTCTACTTCAACTCTTTCTAAATAGTCTCTATCAAAGATTAACACTTTGTCATCAGTTACCCAAGATGCCTCGAATACTGGTGTACCAAAGATAGTCAAACCACCTGCACCGTTAAGAATAACAGCACCTGCGCCTGCGTAGTAACCTTTGTTGTAAGTAGAGATAATTAAACGAGCCATTTGAGCAGGACTAACTAATGCATAAGAAGCATTAAAGTTAGCAGTCTTTTGGTTAGCGATTAATTGAATGATTTCTTCAACATCATCAGTTGCAGTTACAGTAGTAGAACCTGTAGCAGCACCACTAACAGTACCAAAGAAAGAAGCATTTTCTGCTTTGTAAAAATCTCTAATCAACATACGAGTTAAAGTTTGCTCAATAAATGGCAAAGATTTCATCATTTGCTTTGAGAAAGTTGCAAAACCAGCGATATAAGCATTTACAGTTTTAACTTCAGTCAAATCGTAATCAATTTGTCCTTTAGAAGCACCTTCAGTTTGTGCTGCGATAGCACCTTCCGAACCACTTTCTTTGTAAGTAACAAAAGTACCAGTCGCAGATTGTACAGTAGGGATTAAATCTCTAAAGTTCAATTTTTGCGAAGGCAAGATTGCTTGTTGTTGGTTGTAAGTAGCTACTGAATCTCCTGTTAAGTTAGATGACAATAACATATTACCAACCGCTTTTAAGTTCATAGTGAATGAACCACCTGCTGATTTTAATTCTTTTTCAGCGATTGACATATTACTGTCTAATTGCTCAGCGATTTGCTCGCCGATAGACTTTGAAGATGCAATTTTAGCAGCACTCTTACGAGATACTTCTTCAGCTTGCTTATCCATTTCGTCTTTTACTGCTTTGATTTCAGCCTTAACTGAATCAATACTTTTTTCTACCATCGTAGACACTTCATTTTTTACGCTTAATAAAGCGTTAGCGTTAGCATCAAACTTTGCGTTGATGTCATTTGCTAAATTTTTAATTTCTTCCATCTTGTTATAGATTTAAAAGGTTTCTAAATTGTTTTATTTCTTGTATCTTATTGTCCTCTTTCGGCTCGTTGTCCACAGGAGTAACCACAGTTGGCTCATCAGATTTAACAAGTGAAATAAGTTTTAATAATTCAAATTCAATAAGTCCGAATGTTTCATCAGTATAAGTACCATTTTTAATAGCCTTAACTAAAGTTTTAATTCGGTCTTCTCTTTCTTCTGCTGACTTAAAGCCAGTAAAAGGTGTGTTTGGATTAGCGCCAAAAGTAACTGCACTTCCTTCCCAAAGTTTTACTTCGTAGATTTGCTCAACTTCTTCTTCCATTTCCATAGTGGTTTCTACCGACTTTATTACTTGATAACCAATAGAGTGTTGGGTTATTACACCATCTCTATAAAGTTTCAAAGCATCTTGTCCGTAAGTAGTATCGCTCATTTTAGCTTCAAAGTACAAACCAAAGTTATCTTCTCTTAAAACCATTAGCTTTCCTAAAGGCTTGTAAGTATCGTGTTGCCATAAGTAAGCAATTTCAGGCTTTGATGAATCTGGTCCTCTTTCTGCAATAGTCTTTGTAAATGCACCAGGCATTATAACATCTCCATCTAAATCAATAGAATTGAATTGTGAGAAGTAACCTGTTACTATTCCTGTTGCTACATCCAAGTCTTTTATACTTGCGTCGTAATTCTTGAAACTTATATTCTTCATAAGCGATTATTTTTATAGTGTTTAAAAAAGAGTGGATGTTTTACCACCCACCCTAAAACCAAAACACCAAACTATGATATACAAAGATACTAACTTTTTTAGCAATTATTTATATATGATATTATTTTCCTTATCTAACTTTGCTTTGGTAAGCATTGTACACTTACAATTTATGTTATTTATTTCAAGACCTGCTGGGTCTCCTGGATGCTTCATCATAATTCCGTTAATAGCTTTAAACTTTTTATCCAAGTCAATAGTAGTTCCGTCTAATTGAACATGCTTGTTTCTTGGATTTTTAGGATGGTCATGAATCCAAGTTTTTTCCATAAGAATAGGCATTATATCACTTTGAGTATATTTAGCAGCGTTAGTAACCATTACTGATTCAGTTCGTGCAATCATTCTCGCTCTTGTCTTTGACATCCCTACTTCCTTAACTAATCTTCTTTCTGCACCTCTAAAACCTTCGTTATTATCCAAAGCCGTTTGAAATGCTGATTGAACTTTCTTAAGTGTTGTATCGCTAATATCTTTGATGTGTTTTCCGCCTATTGTATTAAAGTAATCTTTTAAAGCTGCATCCATAATAGGATTCTCAAAGCCTACACCTATTGTAGCTTCAGGTGGTAAATTAGCTTTAAGCCATTTAACATACCCTTTGGATTGTTTACTCCAAGCAGTATTATAGAAAGTTTGCATAGCATTTGCAATAGGAATACCATTGTAAAGCATTGCAGCAATAGAGTTAGTAAACGCAACCGATTCCGATTCATTTAAAGCATCTATGATTGGCTGAATAGATTGTTTCAATGCCTTTGAGAACATACGGTAGCCGTAAGTCTCTAAATACTTTTGTAGTTTAGTGTCAAATTCTTCTTGTGTCATTATAACGCTTGGTCTGACATTCCTAATTCATCAAGATAAGTTAAGTTAGTAGGGACTAAAATCCTGTCCATATCCTCTTGGTCTAATCTATCGTAATTCATTGCATCTCTTTTTTCGTTTGGAGTAATCCACCAACTTTCTTTCATTTGGGTAACTATCTTCTCCATATCCTTTTGCATTTCGGGAAACGCTTGAACATCGTAATCAATATAGTATTCTTTACCATCTCTTAAAGAGTAGTACAAAGCAACCTCGTTAAACATACCTCTAATCATATTTAAGATAGGCACAACTGTGTTTGTTACCAAACCTTTGTAAGCCATTTCTTTGTTATTGTACGAAGCTGAATCAGTAGCCATTAAGATTGGGTCAACTCCAAACACTCTACATAAAGTATCTCTATCCGCTCCTATTGATTTAATAATTTCTAAGTCTGCTGGACTCATTCCGATTTGCTTATAATCAACAATACCATTTGTTGCTACGATTCTCTTATAATTATCAGCACCTGTTAATTTAGTGTCAATTTGTTGGTTAATCTTACTAATCTGTTCGCCATCTAACATTGCATCTTTATCGCCTGAGAACAAAAGACCTGCTGCACCACCATTAATAAATGCTTTAGCCTTTGCTCTTGTGCCTTCGTTTGAACTTGAAACAGTTTCCCAAGCCGCCATTAAAGGACTCATTCCGTATAATTGATTACCACTTACATTATAATCAGGGTTAAAAAACTTAATATGATTAACCTCGTTTACTTTAAATTCTATTTCTTGATTACCTATTTGTAGCTTATATGCACTAATTGGCTCAAAAGTACCGCTTCCTATAATTTGCGTAAATTGAGAAGGTAAAGGATATAATTTAGTTGGTACACCTTTGTTTCTTCCTACTTCAGGCATAAACTTATAAGAGTAAGCGTTACCGGTAATCTCTAAAAATGAAACTAAAGATTCGATATACTCTTGTTGGCTTTGCATTTCGTTAGGTCTTGCAATCAGCTTATTTAAGTCAGTACCTTCTACTTCCGTTAATCCTTTTTTAAGTAAGTTAATAGGATTGTTTTTTGTTCTATTAAAACTCTTTTTGTTATCAATCTCGTAAACATAGAAAGGAACTGAAGCAGCCTTTTTAGCAATCATATTTATAATAGCAAATACATCAGGGTTGCCTTGATAGCCACTACGAACATAAGCTCTTGGATTGTTAGGTATGTTAAAGAAGATACCATTAAAATAAGAGAATAAAGATTGATTGTATTTGTTACCTGCATCACTACCTTGTGAAGGAATAAAAGCAGCTTTAATTCTTTGTATGAGATTCATAAGCAATTATTTTTACAAATTTACGATAATTTTAGATAACTTTTACATTACTACAAAGTCAAACTTCTTTAGTTCAAACCACATCCGCATCATCAAGGCATCACTTATATCGGGAGACCTGCCTAAATGTTCTTTAACTTTGTCTTTAGGTAGCACCGCAAGTTTACCATCTTTATCAGCGTTATGCCTTTGTACCCATTCAAGTTCTTCGGTTAATTCTTTTTTAATAGTTACATCTTCGCTCATTACCCATACTCCAGCTTGATTAATTAATTCAGCTAACTTATAATAGCATTCCGATTTTAAGTTTATGTAATTACCTGTTAAAGCCTTGCTATTATTTACGAATCCTTTAAAACCATAGTCTACTACACCGCCTCCAACACCATCTTCATCACAAATGATTTGAGAATAAGGAATTGAATGTTTTTTTGCCAGGTGCTTGATGAATGCTGCTACTTCACTTGTTGCCTTATTGGACAACTTGTGTATTTCAATTACTCTAAAGCCACTCCATACCATTATTAAAGTATTATCCTTACCAAACCTTGCTATATCGGCAGAGATATAACCTTTACCTGCTGGAATATGCTCATTAGTAAATAAATCTACTATCCTATCGTACTCAATTAAAGCGTTATCGTTGTCATCGTACTCCCAGTTACCAAATAATAAACGCTCCTTACTAACCTTGTCTAAAGATTGTAAAGAATGAATATAATGCTCCGAGATATAAGGATTGTCCTGTATTAAAGATTGTATAAAGGCTTTGCTTTCGCTTATCGTACCATCTTTAGTAGGCTTGTAAAAGTTATTATAAACATATCCTTTTGCAGGATTGCAAGTGCCTAACATCTTTGGTATAATATTAAATTCCGTTAGTTTGTACCTTATACGAGATTTAACAATATTCCAAGCCTTCTCCGTTATTTGATTGCACTCGTCAATAAATGCTCCAGAAATTTCAAGCGACCCAAGTTCATCAAAGTTTACATCCGAAGGATATTGAAACAAGTCTTTTAGATAAATAGCCGAGCCATTTGAGAAAGTAATAATATTAGATTGAGCATTATAAACATAGTGCTGACCTGCTTTAATACCTTGCAGTTTACATACATCGTAGAACGAATTTAAGGTAGTATCTTTTAAAGTCTTTAATACTGCTCTACCCATTAACCATCGTGAGCCTGGATATTTTAAGCAGTTCTTTATTATCCAATAAACACCGAGTGCTGATTTACCTCCTGCTACTCCGCCTCCAAATATAACCTCGCTTGTTATGTTATCTTCTAATCTATCAAGTGCTTTAGTCTGCTTCTTCGTTAGTATCATAGGTTTTAGTTTCATTGAAAGTAATACCCAAATCCATACCGCCAGTATGTTTTAAAGTAGTACCCAATCTTTCGGCTTCTTCAGGAGTGCCGATTAACTTATATAATCCCATCTGTAATGTAGGGTTTTCGCTCTTATACCACTTTGAACGCATTGAGGTTTTAATTTCAACTTTGTTTTTTTCAAGTGCTTCTTTTATAGCGTTAGATTCGTTCAGTTTATGCTCGTAGAAGGTAGTCTTTGTGCAAGGTAAAAACGCTACCACATCCTCAATAAAGAACAATTTATGCTTATCTATTGCCTCTAAAGATTTATTTTCTAACTCTTCTGTTTTATATGCCATACTCTACTCCGTTTCTTTTAATTTTAATTGTTGGGTCAAGTTTACGCATTCGGTCTACTATTACCTGGCAATACTTTGGGTCTAATTCCATACCATAGCATTTACGATTAAGTTGATGTGCTGCAACCATTGTTGTTCCTGTTCCTAAAAATAAATCCAATACTGATTTAGCAAAATCCATTTTTTCAATTATCCAGCTTGGAAATGATACTGGGAATCCTGCTCTGTGAGAATCTGTCTCTTGATTATTTAAATTACTTTCTAAATCTATTACATTTGAATATTTACCTTGCCATTTACAAGGAAAGTTTCTGCCATTTTTATGGTTTAAATCAAAGCAAAAAATAAATTCAAATTTTGTGTTAAATGCTCCTTTTATAATATTTGGGGGACAATTTTTTTTATTCCAAATTAAAACATCTTTGACATAAATAGTGTTTTTTGATACCCAATTAAGAATATCAAGCATATTATTTGACAATAATTGTAAATTATAAAAAGAATATAAAGAATATAAAAAACTTACATTTAAAGAACTTTGTAAAAATTCATCATAATTCTGTAAATTATCATTAGAATTTAAATACATCTTTTTACTTCCTTTTTTATTATCAACAGAACCACCAACATTATATGGAGGACTTGTAAATGATATATCAGCCTTTTGACCATCCATTAATTTAGCTACTGCATCGCTATCAGTTGAATCCCCACACAATAACCTATGCTCTCCAATCTCAAATAAATCCCCTAAAACAATATCCGTTTCTATTCCGCCTTCAGGTGTTTCAAAGTCATCTTCTTCAGCTTCTAATTCTTTGCCAAAGTCTGGCACATCTAATCCCCAAGCATCAAGTTCTTCTGCATCCCATTCGTTAGCTAACATATTCCAATCCCATTCGCCACCGCTTACATTATCTTTTATAATAAACTGCTTTTGTTCTTGCTCTGTCAAATCGCTTACTTTAATAATTGGAACTTCTTTTAATCCAGCGTGTATACAAGCCTTTAATCGCATATTGCCACCTAAAACAATCATATCATCATTTACTACAATAGGTCTTATTTCAAGCATCTTTGGAAACTCCTGTATTGATGCTACTAATTTCTTAAACTTGTCATCCTTAATGATACGAGGATTATTAGGGTTTGACTTTACTAATTTTATGCTTACTAATTCGGTTTTCATTTTACAAAGGTAATATATTTTTATAAATCAGCTACTTTTTGCGTGTACAAGTCAATTAACTCTTGATAGTCTAACTTGCCCATCTTCTTTGTTTGATGCCTTTTGTACTCCAGGTAATCCATACCACCCTTACCAATCTCTTTTTCCAGTCTTTTATAGTATTCAATATAATTACCACTTCTTGCAATATTACAACCGTAGCATTGTGGTCGGCAGTTTTGTTCATCGTATCTTAAAGATAAAATACCTCTTGAATAAAAATGACCATTTTGAATCTTTTTGTATGGTAAAACCTTGTCGCAAGTAAAGCACTGGACATCTAAATTATCATCAGCATACTTTAAACGAATATAAGTCGAAAATATCGCATCTGCTTTTTTCTTTAAAATTGTTGTACTCATAAGTTTATTTTTTGTAGTCAGGGCCGGACTCGAACCGGATAAACAACCATTTTATTGGACTTGGGCACCATCCCTCATTACGTCCACCTGACTATTTTTATTTTAAAAGAATTTTAGTATAACAAATTTCAAAGACTATTCCCCAAGTCATAGAAAATAAGATAATATCAAAGTAACCAAAGATAGGCTTATAGGTAACTATTGCTAAAGACATAAACAAAAGCATTAAAGCCTTTGCTAAATGCCAGCCATCAGTTAAAAAAGAAAGCATAGTTGAAGATAAAAAAAACTTTTCTCCATTAGCTTTATCGCCCCATTGCCACTTATTTCGCCAGGACATATTCCAATCCCAAAATTGGCGATTTTTAAAGTTTCCAAATATGGAAATATAATACCTGGTACTTAAGGTATCCATAACAGAATTACAAAAGGCTGCTAATATTACAAAGATTAAACTCATATTGTTAAATGTTAGTTTCCATTTTAAAAATTTTAAAGCTCATTTTTCGTATCAATACGGCTCAATTCGTATCAAAAATGGGCCACAAGTGTTAAATGTTATTTTTATGCTTGTTAAATGTTTTAGTAAAGTTTCATGCACTTTTACAATTCATCTATAAATTCGAGCGTTTCAATTCTGTTGCTTAACTCAGCTATAATAATTTCCGCTTCGTGCCTCAAAGTTAATAATTCGCTTCGTAATAAAGAATTTTCTCCTTGTAAATCAGTCATCATTACAAAAGCCAAATTAAGCGTTTCTAAAGCATTAAGGTTGTCTTTGTAGGTCTTACTATCAATTTTAGTTTTATTTGCCTCTAATAGCTTTATTTGCATCACTAAAAGTAAATCTGCTATCCTAAACAAAGTAGCCTGTCTAAAATCAGTCTTTGGAATCCTTTTTTCTAATTCATCCTCTAAAATAGCTTTTAATGGCTCACTTAACTCGTGTAACTTTCTCATCACTTAAAATAAATTTCTTATCCTGCACTGGGTTAATTAAATTAATAATTTCTCTTAAAGCATCCACATAATATTGCGAAGATAGCTTATGGATTGGTAATTGTTCAAATAATTCTAAACTAAAAAGCCTGGCTTCCGAATGTTTAGCAAATTCTTGTATTGTCATAGTTTTATAATTTTATAAGTAATACTTTGTTGAACATATCTCTTTTTACAATATAGCCAAGTTCTTCGTAAAGTTTAAGATACCGGTAAACGGTCCTATTTGATACATTAAGATATTTAGCTATGGTGTAAATGTTTCTTGATTTTTCTTGTAGTAGCTGCATCAATCGAATACATCTGTACATTTTGTGCTGATTCATAATTAAAAAGGTAATTGTTTTGGTTTTTCAAATGTAACATAATTTCCAGCATAACTCTTACTTCCGTTTATTTCTTCGTAATAGCAGTTCCGCCACTTATCAAAGAATAAAGTTGCCTCGCCTACTTCCCCTATGCCTTTGGGTTTTGTCTTTTGTACTATTATTTTAACTTCGTTGCCCTGATAAGGTGTACCATCCTTGCTTACTCCAAATGGTGGTCGCCAAACGCAAATCATTTGTTCTCCCTTTCTAAAGGATGTTTCTCCGCCATCTATAAATCGTGGGTCAGCAGGTGGATAGTATTTAATTCCTGTTGCATCGTCTATTACCTTTGCTCCTGTTTCCCTTGCTATATGCATAATGATTGTATGATGGTAATTATATTCTCTTGCGTACATTCTTATTTTACCTAATACCCTTGCCATATACATATCTCTTTGTTCGCCGTGTAAATCGTGCTTTACTTCGTTAAAAGGGTCAGTTGTTACTGTGTCAAACTTAACTCCGTATTTCTCAACTGCTTCGTGGAAATCATCTAAAGTAATATCTTTAACACCTAAATCCATAATGTAAAAATATTGGCTAACTTCTAATCCGTACCTGTACATTTCTTGTTTAGTTAGTCTTTGTAGTTTATTACCATCCAAATCAAAGAATGGCTTTCCTGCCCACTTATGGATTATTTCTGCAAATATCTCTGCTGGAGTTCCTGTTTCGGGACTAAAAATTAAATGCTTCCACCCTTTAGATTTTGATAAGTTAATTAAACACTCCCACCAAAATTCCGATTTGCCTGATGCAGGAGTTCCGTAGATGTAACTTGTAGCACCTTTCTTAAAGGATATTAATTTATCTACTTCAGAGAATCCAACCGTTTCGCCTTTGATTAATCCTGTATCGTATAACGAATCTATTTCGCCTTGTACATCGCTATATTGTTTTATAAAGTCCATTAGTAGGTATTTAGTTTTTTAATTGGAATTAAGATTGCTTTAGAAGTATTATTATCGCCCATAGATTTAATATTACCAGCAACAAATTCTATTCTACAAATATCTTTTAATTTTTCTAATTCTATAATAATAATGATTTTATCTTCTAATTTGCCTGATAGAATAAAACACCACCATTCAGCTTGTGAAGTTGATATTCCCGAAGGCTTACCTCTTGATTCATATTCTACTGCTAAATTCCCAGTAGTAGCAGCTATTTTATCTCTTTTAACTTCTACTTTCTTATTAGTAAATATTTCTGCTAATAGTTTTTCGCCTAAAATTCCAAACTCCAGGTCAAACTTAAAATCGTTGTTATGCTCCATTAGTAGTAAAATGTAGGGATTATAGGTGCTTGTACTTTCTTTTTATTTTCTTCTTTAAACCAGTTATTTAGCATAGCGTTTTTCCAATTAACTACCTGGTTGCCTTTGCTATTCTTCCAGCCTAAATTATTATAATAATGATAAGCCTTATTTGCTACTTCTCTTGAATATCCGTTTTCTTCAAAGTAATTTAAAACATCTTCAACAATAGGGGGAATAAAAACTACTTCTTCTTTTACTTTCCTTTTATTTACTTTACTTTCCTTTACTTTACTTTCCTTTATAGCATTGCCATCGCATTGCGTTCGCATTGCGTTCGCATCGGTGTCGCATTGCGTTTCTATATTATCCGCATTTTTAGCCTTGTTTTCCCATCTTTTACTTGCAGACTGTTTTGCTTTGTATACTTTCTCATTCCTTTCATCTAACCTTTTTTGTATACTATTGCTACTTACATACCCATCCTTAACTATAAATAAATCAAAGTCATTAATAACCGATTTAATCACTTCTATGGTGCATCTATAATCGTAAGCAAGTAAAGCTGGATTATCTTCTAATTTGTTATTGTTGTGGTATAAATCTTCTACTAAAGACCAGTAGATACCATAGCCAAGCATACCTTGAGTAGCTATTAGCTTTTTGATTTTTATATCGCTCCTGGCGGTATAATCGTGTGAGAAATAAAATGTATTCATTCGAGTAAAAAAAGAAACCCATCGGTAGAGAGTTACGACAGGTTTCGGGTTATATAATAACCATTTGTAATATCTAACAAGCTCTCTACTTCTTATTAGGTATCTTAATACAATGCAAATATAGCTATTTCTTTCTTAATTTAAAGTATTTATCCAGCTTTTTATTTAACGAAGATAGCGGTACATTAAACTTTTCTGCATAATGCTTTATAGGCTTACCTTCAACTAAATACTCCTTTAAAAAGTCATTAAAAATAGCATTTGTTTCTAAAGTTACTTTCTTTGTTTTTAAATGCTTTGTTCTTATTCCTTTGGCTCTTAAAACTTCTCTTATTCTTTTTTGGGATATGTTATACTTTTGGCTTAAATCCTCTATTGTAACATTCCCAGTTCTATACTCCTCTAGAAAATCCATCTTCTAAAATTTGTTCTAATTCTTTTTTAACTTCTAGGTAATATTTTTTAAATATATCCCATTCTAATTGGCTTGATGACCATCTATCATTTTCTAACATTTCATCTACTGCTATAATTGCACATTCTTGTGCATCAGTATTACAAAGATGGTGAGCCATTTTTTCAAATAAGTCGTGTGCTTTTTCTTTTGGAGTCATAATTATTTTGGTTTTTATTTTTATTTAAAATACTAACGCTACTCATTAGTACTTGGGTGTTAATCTCTGCTAAAATTGTTAAACTTTCCCCTAATATTGCGCAGACACCTCTTATCTTTGGTGCAAAAAGAACGCTTGCAGCAGCACCAATTTCTTTAATTAAAAGGGTAGACTTGAATCTTCAGATGTAATTACATTTGTACTCACATCTAACTTACCTAATCCCCAAACTACTTTACCATTGCCCATATAAGTCTTTGGTGCTTTAGCATCTCTTTCTTCTTTAGACTGGCTTAATGTAATTGAAACATTATTACCAAACTTATCGTTCTTGTCATCAACAATAATAGATAAATTTAAATACTTGTCTTTGATTAACTTTGTTCTGTCAATCTTTGTTACATCAATAGATGCGTTGATAATTGTTGCCATTTTATTTTTTTTAAAGGGTTATAATTCTTGTTCCTAATTTTGCCTGTATCTCGGCATCGTATTTTTGAAGCCAGTTCCTACAAAGTTCAATCCGCTCAATGATTTCTTGCTCAATAGAAATATCTCGTTTAAACTCGTAGGATACCCAGCGTTCAAAGTCTTCAAGGTGTGAATAGCTAACTTTAGTTCCGTAATTAGCATCAGCAGGTGTATCGCCAAGATAATAGAATAATGTAGCAAAATCTTTATTGCATAGCATCATATACGCTCTTAACTGCCATTCGTAATCCGTGTTTAACTCTAAAGCTGAATCTAATAATGTTTTTCTATTCCAGGCACATTTAGTGTCTATGATAGAATTCTCAAGGATTACATCGGGAGTACCTACTAACCATTCGTTAGAATAAATATCTTCGTTTTTATAGGCTTCAATACCACCGTATAAAACTTTAGATGCAAACTTAATAGCTTCATCTTCTAATAAAATACCTTTGGTTAGATACTTGGATTGTAATTCTTCCTTATCCCCAGCATACCATTCTTTAAGATAAGTTATACAAGTTTGCGACAATTCGCCTGGCTTCTTTGACTTGCTCATTAGTTTCCCCAATGAACTTGGTCTTGCTTTAAATAACTTCATTTGGCTTATTTGTTAAAAGTCTTAAAGTCTCTGCATCCATAGAATATCTCTCTTGAATAGCAGTTAAATTCTTTGCATCCTTTAGATAACCTGCTCTGCATTTGTCAAACAATTCAGTGCCTACTTTTAAGATTGGCTTAAGTTTTTCTTCTACCATTTTGACTGCATCGTGCATATTCGTTGCATCAGCATCTTTGGTATCATCAATAAGGAATAAACCATTAAGAGCATATTTCCGAGCATAACTGGAACTCGCACCAAAACTCTGTGCAATATCCATACCCTTGCGGTTTGGGTCAATCCCAGCCGATGCCGAAGCGTTAAATTCTTTACCATCTTTATCAAAAAATTGAATGTAAGTTTCGCAGAAGATAATTCCTGCTTTCTCTTGAACGCTATCCGATATTATCATAGTACATCCGTACTTAAGTAATAAAGGTTTAACTGCTTCCAATATATCTTCCGTAGAACGATACTTGTACTTCCCGAAGGAATTAAATTGATTTTTAGGTGCTTTTAGCTCCGATTGAATTTTTAATAGTGACATAGTTTTCTTGTTTTGGTTTTTAAAGATACAATTTATTTTATTAAATTAAGGTAATTATTTTTAATTATTTGCTTCGCAATATGATGCTCGTAATCGTTTGTAACCCTTTGTATTTCAGCTTCTTTGACTTTATTAATAAGATACATAGCCTGTACTGATTTGCAGTAATTACCATCTTCTAAAGTTTGTCTATAAAGCCTAATTAATTTATCCAGCTTACTTTCCTTCGGTGGATTTGCTATGAATTTGTGAACGGTTATAATGCTCATTTCTCGTTTGTTATTTCTATTGTTTTAATGTAACCATCAAATTTATATGTGTTTTTTAATGCTTCTTTTTTAGTCCAATATTCTTTACCAACTACTATTCCACTATAATCTTCATATACATTTACCCAAATGCTTATAGGTTTAAATACTTGAACTAAATTAAATTCTGGACTACAATTATTTTTACCATCTAATTCCCATTTACCTTCCCACCATTCGCCATCACTTTGCATTGCTCCAAATATATTATTTTGAAATATTGCTAATAGTTTAACTTTTAAACCATCTCTTGTAGCATATTCTTTACTTAAGTCTATCATATTACTGTGGTCTACAAATGTTATACAATGTATTAGCAAAAGTAGATTGACAAGCCAGGACTGGCTGCTTTAAGATTGCTAAAATTAATTCCTCGTAGTTCTCGTTAATAAACTCTTCTACATCTTGAGTAAAGTAAATAGGATTTTCTGCTTGCTCCATACTTGTAGGGTCTAACTCAATTTTAACTTGACCTCTTGAAATATCATAGTTTTCTAACACCCAAAAGCGTAGGTCTGCTTGTTTGAATCTATGGTGGTAAACAATAAAACCATCGGTGTATTCTGTGTAATAGGTGTTTTGGAAATCAACTTCTACTATGTTAATCTCTTCGATAATTGGATTTTTTAGCTTTTTCATTTTTTTCTTGTAATGGTTAAACAATTTTTGGTTAATTCTTTGCAAGAGTAAGTCTTGCCGTTATAAGTTTTGTAATACGATAATAAGGCTCGGATTCGGTTGCCTTCTCGTTTGTCTACTTGCATAGTCTCCCCTATGCCCAGCGACTTAATTTGTAGTGCTTGTTGTTTTTGGTAAATCATCTAATAATTGTAAGGCTCTTTTAAATACTTGGATTCTTGCGTACACTTGTCTTGACTTGTAAGGGTCTTTTTGTACACTTGGTAGCTGATTTGTTAGCTTGTTGATTGCATCTTTCAAACCTTGTTCGAATGATTGCTCTTGTGGATAGTTAAACATAGTTTATATAAATTATAGGTTTTATTTTACTAATGCTAATAAATTAGCAATTTCTTCAATGCTTTCTGCTTCTAATCCTTCGCATTCATATTTAATAGCTTGTGATGAACCTATTCCAGGTACTGATTGATTATTAACATAAAATTTAAAAGGCCCATAAGCTACATCATTTTTAATAGTAGATAAAATAGTAATACTACCTCTATTTGGATGTGTTTGTGATGTGATGAAATTTGTCATAATTTTAGTATCGTGGGTTTTAAACGATATACGAATATCTTAATTAAGAATTACATCCTAAAACATTATTTTACTAAAGTGCCTTTGCAAATCGTAACTTGCTGATAATCAAAGAAATTATTTTTAAAGTTTTTTTAGGATAAGGTAAACAACCACTCCAATACCCAAGATTAAGAGTAAAGTGTTATTTCCTTTTGGCTTCTCTTCCTGAATAGTGGTTTTATCCACCTTTATAGCCTTGTTTTCTGCTTTAGCGATTTTAAGGCTCTGTAAGCGCTTCCTTTCTTTGATGTGCCTCTTTATATGGATTGCCTTTAGTTTGTACTTGTAATCGCCTCTAATGGCTTCTAAAGGTGTAACTTGATGGTTTACTAATGTGTCAAAAACATAAGCTATTTCTTCGGTAGTTTCAATATCGCTTGAATCCGTAGCTAATTCTACCTTTTGGACCAAAGTTATAACGGAATCCACTTTTGTAGTTTCTATTAACTTTTTAGATTTGCAAGAAGATAGTAGTAAAATTACTACCAATCCAAATATTATCCTTTTGGCGACCATAACTTAATTAGTTTCTTTTGTCTTTCTAAACGGCAATCAGCTTTACACTTTGAGCAATACACTTTAGTACCCGAAGAGATATATTCAGTCTTGCAGCACTCGGAAATAGTCAAAGGGTTTACCTGCTCTATTTCGGTTGTAACTTCTATATTTAAGTCTTCTTTTATTTCTTTTGATTTCTTTGCCATAATTTAAACTAACATCAAGTTCCTTTCGCAAATTTAACCAAAATAAAGTAATATTCCTACTTACCGCCTTCATACTCAATCTCTCTATTTAAACATTCAATAGCTTTCTTTAAGTCCTGGACCAATAAATCCTTTTTACCTGCTCTTAAAATATACTTAATAGCGTTACCTTTCATAAACGAAAGATTATAAGCATTTGCTATATCAATCACATCAATAGGCACTCCTTTAATCTCAACTTTGTAGTATTTAGGCTTTGTAACTATATCAGCTATTTTACTACCAGTTAATTCGATAGGTTTAAATTGATACTTAACATTACAATTAGTGCAAATCTCCGAGCATTCGCAATTCTCAAGGTGGTTAATTTCTTCGATAGTTTTCATTTTGTTTCTCTTTTAGTTTTTCTTTATTTGTTTCAGTTATTAATTCTCTTCGTACTATTTCAATTTGGTTGTATAATTCTTTTAATTTCTCAACTAATATCTCCCTCTTTGTCTTCATCATAATCTAAAAAGTCTAATCGTGTTTCAATCATTTTAATTAACCTTGCTTGTGTTAAGGTCTTGTAACTTGGGAATAAAAGTAAACTTTTTTCCTCTAATTCAAAAAGAAAATAAACAAAAAATTTAAGTTCCTCTAAAATCTCTCCATCCGTTACATCAAATATTTCCTCTTCTTTATTCTCCATATAAAACACCGTTATAAACACATTTGTAATCAATAATAGCGTGTGGTTGTGCAAAGAACAAAACCTTATCCCCATCAATCTTAAAAGTTACTTCCAGGAAGCCTTGACACCAATCTGCTATCTTGCCTGTTGGTAGATATTCTACTGCTTCCATTAACCTGGTACATCCTACTTCAAACCAAGCGTTAATGTTATGCCTATTACGAATGTATCGCATTCCTAACCTGTGTGAATGTCCTGTACATCCACTACCCCAATACTCTATAATATTCTTCTCACTTGCATTCTTTGTTAAAGATAAACCGTGAGTAATATCAAAAATATCAAAGTAATTAAAGACATCCGTAGGGTCATAAACCATATCGTTCTCCGCCAGGTGCAGCATTTCTTCAAACTTCGTACTTTCAAAGTGTTTATAAAGAATAGCTAACCTTGCTAATTGACCTTTGGATAATAAAAAAGGCTTTGTAACTCGCTCATCGTGGTTACCGGTACGAATAGTAATCTTCGCATCCGTTGAAAGTCTTAAAGGCTTAAGTATTTGTTCTTCAGTGTATCTAAACTCTTCGACTTCGTTATATCCTTTTAAGATACCATCCATAAAAAGTTTATTAGTATGTTTAGAAACAAAAGGTAAGTCTACTATATCTCCGTTGATACAAACTTCATCAAATTTATTGTGTTGTAAAATGTTATTGATTACCCTTAAACATTTAAGGTCAGCTAACCAACCGTGAGGGTCGGAAAATACAAATAGCTTATAGGTTTTTTTATCCGTTAGCTTTTTTAACTG